GAGAATTTACTTTGGTAATGGTGGATGTCACTAAACCATTGTCAAGAGTAGGGAATACAGTCCTATTGAAGGACCGCATTGATATAAATACCTTAGGAAATACATTAGCCGTTCGAGGATACTCAGATAGAATAAGATATGAACTAACAGCGTTCGGAGGACAAGTGTATGGTGACGGGGACGGAAAATACTTCCCCATAGACTATCACTTGCTTATTGTGGATATGCTTATTGATTATGTTAGAAAAGCTTCTGGGGGAGCAAATGTAATTTGTTTACTTCCTGATTTAAATACTTTATTGGAGGACTACGTTAGAGGAGTAGACGAAGCCTACGCAGGGAATAAATCAAGCGGTCAAAACATCACTGCGCTAATAAAGTCTGTGGACGAAGTTCTAGCTGGATTAAGCATTAATCATGTTCGGAGAGGAGATATTCGACTAGGTTTAGATCCGCCTGGAGACAGACCGTTACCTACAGGTCTTAGATCTTTTTATGATGCGGTACAAACAGAAAACCGCAGGACCGATAATAATAATTATTGGGTAAATGGAATGTGGTACGCTAAACTTGAAGCAGAGTCTACAGATGGCTTACCTAATTTTATGGCCCCTATTGTGGAAATGATTAAATCCATAAATGTTTATGCGTCCGCTCGCCCAGCGAACTACCCGATATCAATGGCGTATTTTACAGAATCAAATACTAGTCTGTTGAACTTTTGGGGAAATGAAGACAACCGGAATAAATTTACTTTTAACGGGTTGAAGCCTTTTGATCCTACGGCTCCAACCATAGTCATGGGCCATGACGCTATGTTGTCTGTTTTATTATTTCCTAAAGAAGCAAAGAGCCCTATACCACTTCGATATATTCATCCAATTAACTCAAAGGATTTGGATGATACATACAAAAAAAATATATCATTAAATTACACTTTGAAGAAACAGACTCGAACCTTTGGAGCAAAAAATCAAGTTCCTGATATATTTGGCTATAAAGAAAATTTATCTCAAGAAGCTTTGGATATTATTGAGTCGGAACAAATCCCGGTATTTAGACATAACACAAGTAATCCTAATGTACTGAGTGTTGAAATAGACGATCAGAGCGCGGCATACGCTCAGGTATTAAGGTCCGGCTATCAGAAGCAAGTTTGGAGAACTGCCGTCAATTTAGGGGCTGCGGGCAAGGCAGGAGTTAGGGTTTCCGACTATCCCATATCAGACGTAAGCTCAATGAACGCAGCAATACAAACAAGTTTATACTCAGAGCATGGACCAGAGCTAAAAGATAAAGATATTATTAATGATATTGTACAAAGAACAGATGCAAAGTTTAGATACGATAACAAAATAAAAACAAATGTACAGATAGCAAAAATAGTAAAAGATTATATAGAAAAACTAAGAAGTGACGAAGAGCTAACACTAAAAATCAGTCAAAGGGTAAACGCTAACCCAGGCGAACTTATAGTTAATATGGCAAATGAGCTTAGTAAGAAAACAGTTCGAGTTACGTTACAGTCGTTACCCATGTTTTTTATTAGTAGCAAAACAGAATATTTAAACTCTCCTATTGTTCTTTTTTCTCAAGACGCTCCGATGATGAATCAAGTTTATCCTAATAGGACTAGATTTAATAATTATCTAACTGGAGTATATTCTATCCTTGGTTACGCTCACACGATATCAGAAAATGAAGCGTCTTCAAAGTTTGTTTTAGCAAAAAGAAACTTTGACCCTGTAGGTACAGGACAAGGAGGTGGGGATGAAGGCAGAGGAGAGGAAATTCCGGGGGGTGACGAAATGACATATGAGTATAAGATTCGTGAGTTCTTAGAAAGTTCACCTGAGACAGTAGAAGTGCTTACGGAAGATTTAGAACCTGTGGAGGATAAGTTGTTCGTTACCCCAGAAGAACCAAAGGAAGAAGCCCCTGAAGTAATTGAAGTGCCCATTACTTCAGAAATTCTTGACCCTCCTAAGCCTCCTGTGACTAATGAGAAAACACCAGAATATGAAGAGATTGTCACAGGACCAGCCGAGTTTAACGAGGCATTAGATCTTGGGTATGAAAATCCTTTATTGGTTAATCCGTTAGATTCGGGTGGTCCGAGGGTAAAAGAAATACTTGAAGCAGGGTGGTATGATTTTGGAGATGGGTTGGAGTGGTTTAATGGAGGCCCTACACCCCAAAAATTTTATGATAACCAACAGGAGCGGGAGGAATAACTATGTTAGAACAAACGATAATAAAGTCAGCAGAGGTAAAGGATAGGACAGCTATAGGTAAAGATGGAACTTTTATAGCAAAGTTAGAGGACGGCCAAGAGGAAATGGTTCGTTACACAAGTCCTTATGGAAGTGGAGCTAAAGCGGGTATAATTGCTGTTCCTGAGGTGGGTACGCCTATACTGGTTTGTCAGCCTATGGGAACTCTGAAATGGTACTACATGGGCTCTACGTTTGAACCAGAGCTTCCTCCTAAGAATTCAGAAGTCGAAGGAGGGAAGTCTATCTTAGCCGATGAGGCTGCACAAAGCTCATCTCCTTTTGGAAGAGTTGATCCTAACATAGCTAAAACTTCTGGGGTAGTTAATAAAATGCTATTCAAGGGTAATCATGGTCATGGCTTAGAGATTTCAGATGACAAAGATGGAGTTTCTATCATGGGAGTAAAAACTGAACTTACTTCTTCTAACGGAAAAAAAATTACAATGGCGGATAGCCCAGGAATAGATTCAATAAAACTAGATTCCGGCAACAACGCTTCAATAACTCTCACACAAAACCCTCAAGACAATCCTCAGAAGGGAGCAGCTTCTATTGAGATTGACTCCAACGGACCTCAGCTTCATGTTTGTAGGGAGTCAGATATGGAGGTTAGGGTTCTAGGTGGTGGAAGAGAGCTTAACATTATTAATTCTGCTAACGGCGTCCCTTGGGGAAAGATTGCAGGAATTCCTGAACCTAATCCAATAGCCACGGCAGGAAATGTTAACATACAAAGTGATCGAGGGGATATTAATTTATTCGCTAATTCACCGTATACGGGAAGAATTTTTATTGAGACTTTAGCTCCGGGTGGAGCTAGGCAGTTTATTAAGATCGGCACGGCGGGGCCTGACGGATCTATTGTTTTACAAGCAAACTCCATAGTTCTTGATGCTACTGGACCAGGAGGAACGATTGATATTAATGCTACAGCAGGAGTTTTTATCAACGGAGGCGCGGGGCCAGTGTCTACGCAAGGGACTTCAATAGAGACTCTAGCTACTGGGCCTGGAGGAGTAAACATTGAACCTGGGTCGGGCGTGGTTAATCTAGCAGGTGGAGCCGCTGCGGTCCCTAACTCGCCTAGATATGTTGAGAACACTAACCCTGCTGACATATATAAGGTAGACGACTATTTCGGTTTAGGAGTATTTTAGTATGGCATCATTTGATTTAGATACATTTCTTACGGCACAGGGCCAAACGGGAGCTGGACCTGTACAGGCTTTAGGTATGGCGTATGGTGTTCCTAGCTGTATGCTTAACTTGGCTTCTGATGTTCTTAGCTTATTACCTTCTCCGGTGCTAATTTCTATGAACTTAGCAGCACAACAAGGAAAAGCTAAAGCAAATGAGATTATTCAAAAATTATTTAGAATCCTACAATTTGATTTAGGCATTATAACCTTTGATACTGAGACAGGAACCTTTCAATTTAAATTAGATGATGGGTGGCTGGGAGTTGATTTTACCGCTCTCGGTGAAATACTATCTTTGATCAATGGACTAACCGCTTTCGGAGCACAAATCTACCAAAACCTTAATGCTGCTATAGATCAAGTCGAGGCAATTATTGATTGTGTAGGTAAGTTTGGCGACTACATGAGTGCCAAAGACCCCGGATATGCAGCCCGGACGGTTTCTCCGGAGGAGCGAAGAGCAGCAGTTGAAAACAAATATGCTGCGGGAATAGCTTCGGCTAATACAGCTAAGGACTTCGTAAACCGAGTCGATGCTTTTGAAGCTAGAATAAATAGTATTATCAAGGCCAGAAGAGATGACCCTTCTCTAGAGCCTGTCTTCAAAGATGACTCAGAGTTCGGGTTGAGCGGTCTTAATACTTCTGCTTCTATTGATCCTGGACTTTCTGAGGAGGACACTTTTAGACTTACGTTTGGGCCTCCCGAAACAGTTACAGGTCAATACATATTAACTAAGGATGGATTATATTACGATTCGCAGACAGGGGGCTTAGACCCAATCATCACATCTATTTCTGGTATTGTCCCTGTTGGGGAAAGGTGGAAATACAATTATGATCCTAACCTAGGTGGAAAGGGAGATAAGATAGATATAAATTCTCTAAATAAGTTTGCTGATAATATATTTGATCCAAACATAATTGACGATAGCATAGGGCTCACAGTATATTACGATCAAGATCATTTTTTACAAGTTATAAAGCAGCAGAGGGATAAACTAGTATTTGATCTTTCTGGCGACCTCCAAGTATTTATTGAACAACATGGAGAGGACTCTTCCATTGTTTTAAATCAAAAACAACTTATTATATCAGAAATAGCTAATCACAACGACAAGCTAAACAGAAGAAAGAAGCAGATTGAAGTTGCTGTAAAAGCTCCTCAAATTTATGGTGGAGAGACACAGCCTATATTCCCTCCGGGCGATGTTCCAATTAATGATTTCTCCTTCCTAGCTGATTATAATTTGCAGGTTGATTTAGAAAAGCAGCGGGCTCTAGTTTTTGAACAGGCGGAAGTAAACGGAATAGTTCTTCCCCTGAATCCCAAGTTCGTTAGGTCCACACCGAAACCAAGGTCTCTCAGCTATGAGCATTTAAATGTTCCGACCATAGGTAGAGGTAGTATTATTTACTCTCCCTCGTCTACTGACCAAACGAATGCGACGGTACTTTCTTTAACGGACAACATCGTTACAGATAAATTATTTGCTATTTATAATTTCTTAGACACTAACTTAGAGCTACCTTCATCTACGAACTTTACCTCGACCAATTGCGCTACGGATGATAACTATAACAACGCACAGTTGGTAGGCACTTCAAGACAGACCATATTTGCTTCTGGATTAGCTATTCCTTATCTAGGAGGGATTACTAAGAATAAGGGGACCGCAGGAAACACCGCAGCGGCATCCGCGCTAGGAAGCTTCTTAAAGCTCCCTGATACTAAAGAGTATCAAAATTTAACCTACTCACCTTCGGGCTTTAGTATGGAGTGCTGGGTTCATGTACCGGACATTTTAGATAGCGAGGCTGGCTGGTTAAGCACTGGGGCTTCTTCTTTAACTAAGGTGCTACTAGCTTCAGAAAATGTAGGAATCAAGGAAGGTTTCTCTAATCTAGACAGAATGGGCCAAGAAAGAGACCTAGATTACTTGCCGAATAACAAGGGGGATCAACTCGTTAGAGGTATGCTTTGCGGGTTCACCAGAGATAGAAGAATAACGCAATTATCTACGTCATCGAACCCCATAGGCTTCAGTAACAGTAATGCTGATAATGATCCCGTGTCGTCTCTTAGCTTTTTCATTGCCCCAACGATATCAAAAGATGCATCCTCGGCATCTTTTGTTAACAGCGATGAGTGTGCAGACTACCCTATATTCCATAAGATGAAAGTAGATCTCTCGGCAACGGCTTTCGGGAATGTGTCTTCACAGTTTGTTCTTGTAGGGATAGCGTGCGATCCGAAGGAAAATACAGTAAAAATGTATGCAGATGGGGAGCTAGTGGCTACTTCTTCAATAAATGAAGTGTTTGGTGTACCTGAATATCAAACGCCCTCACTACCAAACTTTAAACAACCTAATAGCTTTGAGTATTCATCCACAACTGTGGATGGACCGCAGATACTTAAACAAGGTCCTCTACTGTATGATTTTTATACACCCTGGATCGTAGGAGGCGGATATACTGACGGAATGTTTTACCGGGGCAACTTCCTAGGAGGAGACCGTGGAGGCATAACGAGCGGTCTTCGCGGCCATGTGGGAAGCCTCAAATTTTACGGTAAAGCACTAGATAGTAGAGAAGTAAAAAAGAACTTTGACGCTCAAAAAGGCTTCTTCAAAAATATTAAAATCTAATGGCAGCTAATACTACAGTTACGAGATTTGGGGTTCGTCCTACAAAGTATGAAGAGCAAGCTCCTAGAGCGAAGCGTCAGGAGATTTATGGACTAACTTTTCCTATAGGAAAAGAAAGAGATTCCGGTGGGTTCTTAAAAAAGAACAGCGGAAGACAATTGATAACTCAAGCAGTAACTCAATTAATTAGAACAGAAAAAGGCGAGAGGCTGATGCTTCCTAATTTTGGATGCAACCTAAGAAAATTTCTTTTTCAGCCAATAACCCAGGAGCTATTTGAAGAAATAAGGGATACTATTGCTTTTTCGTTTTCTAATTATATTGTGGGGGCTACTCTGCTAAAGGTAGGCGTATTTGAGACGGGTGAGTATGACGCGGCGGGGGGAAACCAGATAAGAGTAATATTAACTGTTCGATTATCTACAGACGACTTACAAGTATTTGACATAGAGGCAAAAATAGAATGAATTTTTCTGGTACAATAACTTCGGACTTTATGAAGTTGGCTCCTATAGCTCTTAACAGAAGAGTGGATTTAATAAACTTTGCGGCCACAGACTTCCTAACCTTAAGAGATTCTCTTATTGATTATGTTAAGGCTGTCTATCCTGACGAGTATAAGTATTTTGTGGAATCAGATTTGGGTATGATGTTTATAGAGTTAGCAGCATACCAGGGAGCAGTTATGTCCATGAAGGCTGACATGTTGGCTAATGAAAACTTTTTAGCTACAGCAAAGCAGAGAAATAGTGTAAAAAAACTTTTAGAGTTGATTGGCATTAGAATGAGAGGTCCTTTATCCGCAGCAGCGGATGCTCAGGTAATATTTGAAAATGAAGACCTCACCTCGGCTGACTCTATAATTATCGCACCCGAACAAAGGGTGTTTGAGATCACTTCCCCAGAGGATGGGGCTCAGGTAGCATACACCTTATATAAAGTAGTTAACGGTGTAGTTGATCAGGCAACAAATAGAGCTTCTATTGTTTTGTCTCCCGTATCTGAAGGTTTGGGTACACAAAATAACGTATTTCAAAATTTAGTTATGCAAGAGGGTTCCTTGGTTGTTGAGACTGGGGAGTTTGCCGCTACTGAGGGGCAAAAAACAATCCCCCTCACCGATGGGCCTGTTGTCGAGGGAAGTATAGAGGTCTTTGTTACTTCCCCTAATGATGACTCTGCTGGAGCTTACTCGGAAGTTGACAGCATTTATTTCGCTTCGGGAGCTAGTGATAGGGTTTTTGAGATGGTTTACGATGAATTTTATAACGCCACGATTGTTTTTGGCACAGGCGTAGCGGGTATTTCTCCTCCAGATAATGCATCGTACATAGTAACGTATAGAGTCGGTGGCGGTACTAGAGGCAACTTAGAAAAGAGGGCTATAGCCACCTCTATTGTAGCGACAAGTGGAACCAATGTCTACGCAGGGACCATAACTAACACCTCCAAGGCTACGGGAGGAGCTAACGCAGAGACGATTGAGCACGCAAAAAAATATGCACCGCTAACCTTCAGAAGACAAGACAGGTTAGTAACCCTAAGTGACTATTCTTCTTTTGCCAACAGTTTCATTAGCACCTTCGGAACTATAGGAAAAGCTACAGCGGCAACAAGAAACGCATACTCTTCTGCCAACACAATAGATATTTATGTTCTAGAAAAAGCAGGAGACTTTCAATTACAAAGAGCCACTAGTAACTTTAAAACTCAATTAATAGAGGCCATGAACGAGAAAAAAATGATGACTGATGATATAGTTGTTGTTGATGGCTTAATTAGAACTCTTGATCTTATTTGTACCATTAGGATTGATCAAGAACAAAAAGAAAATGAAGACTCTATAAAAGCAAAAGTTAGAAATAGAATTTTAAACTACATGAGCATAGATAATACTGAGTTTGGCGAGGATTTAATAGTAGCTGACTTAAATAGACAGATCTTTGAGGTAGATGAGGTTAGGTTCTCTACTTTGGATAATGTCGCCCAGGATATAAGAATTGATTTCAATGAGATTATCCAATTAAATAACTTAATAATAAATGTAGAATACTTAGCCTGATGGTTGATAACAGCAAATATACTCCTAATCCAAGAAAATACTACAAGTCTAACTTCGTAGAGTTGTTGGAGCTATTAACTCCTAATGTGTATGTCCAAGAGGATTTATCTCTTAGTGGGACGGAGTTTAATCCTTTATCAAAAATTATAAACAGCCATCTGGATATAGCAAATAACTTTTCTGGAATTCTGCCTATTTCTTCTATCCCCGGCTCGCAAACTAGTCAGCTTAGTTCCATAGCTGGAATATCTCAGTATTTTGTAAAACAAAATAATTTAACAAAAGTTACTAGTCAAAGTTTTAGGGAGAAGATTTTACTTCCTCTTTCCGTTAATTATTCTAACTTTGATACCAGCGCGGAGTTCCGAGATTATCTTTCCGACACACTCCTACCTAAATTAGTTCCTCCTGGAATAACTACCCCAGGAACAATAGAAAGTAATGTGGCAGAGCTTTCCGCATTTACCGGGAGCCAGGACGCCAGCGGCATTCATAACTACCTTGTAGATGCACTAGGTTGGTTCTACTTATTGAACACCTCTGGCTTAGGTAATCTTTCTTATTCCCCTTCCTCTTTTGTTGTTGATAGCTTCTCCACTCTTTACTTAGGCCAAAAGCTAGAAACTGTTGATGGCATAAAAGGATTTACAAAATATATTTGGAATAATGTGGAAACTTGTTCCTTTGGAGAATATATTCCAGCAGACTACTTGTCAGGCGCAGCAGACGCAATACTGGATTCTAGCTCTGGGGAGGTTGCAACATACACTAGCGGAACACAAAGGTTAGATAATCTGCTTACTTTACTAGATGTTATCTATTCCCCTTTATCTATTGACAATCAGGACTATACAGTAAAAGAAGCCTTTGATGATTTTATTGATGCTCAATTAACCTTAGAAGACAGAGTATCCAATGGACCGTACAGAAAAATATTAACCGCGTTGGGTTTTCATTTTGCTGATATTTCTGATCAAGTAGAAAAAATAAAATATATTTACGACATTGAGGATGCAGATCAAGATAAGTTGGAATATATTGCGGACTTGATCGGTTATAAACTTAGAGGAAATCAGTCGGAGAAGTGGAGACATCAGCTTCGAGTGGCGGTTGATATCTACAAAAAATCGGGAACAGAGGCTGCTCTTAGGGCAGCACTTAACGCTATTGTTGTCAATAGTTTATTAGATCTTGAAGGAAAGATAATTCCCTTGTGGGAGTCTTATGTTCCTTTTCTTATCTGGTATTCTCTGGGGACAGGCTCGCCCTTATTCAAAAGCCTTAAGACTTGGACGCCTGAGATAGCGAAAAAGGCTGGAGTTCCTACCTACAACGCAAGTAGCTTGGAAGAAAATATAAAGTTAGCTACGGATAGCATTCTATTAGATTTAGCTTCGGCTTTCCCGAAGAACTTTAAATTTTTTGGTAAAGAGTTCCCCCTACCTAGGTTCTATGTGCTGAATGAAGATGGGACCAAAGGTGATTTGTATACCGTGCTTGGCGATACTAAAATGAAACCTTGGCACGCACACCCCGTGAATGGTGCGGGGTATCAAGCGTTACGAAGACAAGCGCAAGAATTTGGAGAAGTGGCTTTATGGGATCGAGCCATAGGCCCTGGGCCGTTTGGTGAGGGAGTATACATGACGGGTAAACGTCACCCCCTTGGTTTACAGAGACCAACTTACTTACTTTTTGAGGGTGATCCTGAGTTCCTTTTTAACTATAGAGGAAAACAAAATTATCCCATGCCTCCCTTTGAGGAAGTAAAGTATTATAGGGACTCTTCTGTAACTAAACCTTTGGCGGAACTACTAGTAGACAGGCTTAAATGTTTTAAAGTCGAACCTTCTTTTGCTGATTCTGTAGGAGACTTTATAACTAGTGGCGCGGTGACAGACGATAGTAACATAGGATCTTTGAATGAGTTCTTGATGTTCTTCAGTTCTGTGCAGCACCCACCAAACTATGACGAGGTTATGTTCAGCATCTCTGATTATGAGAAGAATCTGCTTAGTCTTTGGAATGGAAAATCCTCTCATATATTCCTGGATTTTGATGAAGCAAGTTTCGATTTTAGAAAATCAACACTTGAGGCAGATTCTAAGTATGCACTATACGAAACCGCTAGGGTAGCTCAGGAGTACAGCCCAGCACACACAATCCCTAGAGTCAACTTAAACGCTAGTGCTGAGGACGATTTTATTTCCTCTGCTACAAATTATACTTACCTTGGTTACGATAAGGACGATACCCGAGCGGGGTATTCTTCCGGGTCGGTTTTAAGTAATGCAGAAGTAAGTGGTGTAAAAATCATTTCTGAGCCTGGAAGAGAAGGCTTTAGCACGTTTAAAAGGAGTCAGGTTGATGGAGTAGATACTGATTTAAGTTCAACCAATTCCATTGTCGGAACAGGAAGGAGATCCTTGCGGAGAAGAAATTTTAGGTATACTCTACCTGAGCAAGGATACTATGATAGAACAGGCTTCAACGGCCCTGTGAGCTACGATCCTTCAGTTATTGAGAGGTCTATGGCCTCCTCTTTAGGAGAGCTTACGCTTGGGTATGTTGCTTCTGCGGGAAAGTTTTACCCTGTAGAGGACCACACGAATATCTCTGGGGTATGGCACATTTGCGAAGGGCTGGGTTCTACTAATACTTTTTCGGGTGTAGACACTAGTAATACCTTCCCGTACAGAGGATTAAAGGTCATAGGGTCTGACGCAAAGAACGAAGATATTCCTTCAACTACAGACCGCTATGTTGATAGGGGTCAGACACCTGCAATCATTAAGGCAATGCATTCCTTAATGCAAAAAAAAGCCAGGGTTCTTGCGGAGATTCAAGTAAGCGGAGACCCATCATCCTTTAGTGACGATTCTTACTGGAAAGATCAGGTCCAAAGCCTTACTAACTCAGCTATTGCTAGTGGATTAGTTATAAACTCCTATGCAGATTATGAAAACTTTAGCTTTGGTAGAGGAATACATAACCTATATCGAGCTTATTGCCAAAGCTTCGGTCAGCATTCACTAGGACCTACGATACAAAAAAAGACAGGAGGAAATATTTTTGCTCATGTTTTTGGCAAAGCACTGTATAATTCCGATTTTGAAGTTGTCGGAGCTAATGGAAGTCCGTTTATTCAAACTTCTTTAAGACAAAACACCCCTATAAATAATACCACTGTTTGGGCAGATGGGAAAGTAGGTACGTTCACAGCGAGCAGCTTAAACCAAGCAGTCGTTCCTCTGGTAGGCACTTATGTTTCAGGCGAAGCTTTTGATTTTAGAAATCCAACAATTCTTAGCGGTATTGAGTTTTGTGATATCTCTGGAGCACCTAGTAGAAATGAGTTTCGCGTAATTAATCTAGCTTCCAGTGGAGCTATTCCCGGAGAAGAAAATTACTTTATAAATAATCCAGTAATTAAATGCAAGTCTGTTGGAGGATTACCTAGAGTAAGGTTTGACGTTTCCTCTTACGGGGACATGGACAATAAGCTAAACCCTGAGCATAAGTTCAAGTTAAATATTAAGTCGTTAGTGGCTGATGAAACTAAGTTAGACCTAGGAGGGGGCCAGCTAGGTGTGTGGATACACACGGAACCTGCTCAGGACTTGATGTGGTCTTGGACTCCCAAAGGTAGATGGGAGCCAACAAACGTAAGTAGTTTGAGTATTGATCAAGTGAAAAAGAAGTTGTCGCATATCTATACGTTCCCTACTATAATTCCAGAAAAAGCGGTGAGGCAGTATTGTCTAAATGCTCAGGAAGCTCCAGAGCAGTATGTCAATGATCTATCAATAACCAATCTTAAGGAAGACTACTTCAAAGACTTTGAAGTGCAGTTTGATACTAGAAACTTCACCATATATAATAATTTTGAGTATAAGAAAATTATAGATAAGAACGAGGAGCAGTTTAAGATAACGGATCAGGTACACAAAGACAGAAATTATATTATTGAAGTGTTCTTTATCCCCAACAACAATTACTCAAAATATCTTTTAATTGATTCTATTGATTTGCAAGATCAAACATTGCGATACGAATCTGGGATATCTACTGGGCTTGGATTAGAGACTAGTGGCATACCACTAAGGCCGTTTATTGAAGAATATAAGTATTACTTGGATAAAGAAGAGTTGGCTGATGTATTAAGCTTCTATAATGGTTTAACGGGAAAGGAGGCAGGAGAAAATACTACAGCCTTAGCTTCACGGGACGCGAGTATAACTTCTGGAACTCTAGAAGTAAGCGGCGGTAGTAGAATCTCTTACAGGGTTCAGCCTGAGTGGGTAAGCCACACGGATGGACCTAATGGTAGCTACAGCGTGGTGGAGTTTGATAACTGATGAGAGGAGAAGTAGAAGTTTGGAGTGGAGATGAATTAATCCTTAAGGAAGCAAATATGCTAACTGATGGAGCGGGAGTTTTATTGGCAGATATTATGACTGTATCTCCCTCTTTATCTGGAATAGATGATCTGGCAACATCGTCTATAACTGATGCTTCAAATTATACTATTCAAGCAATCTCTTTTGGCACAGGGTCGGATGCGTTTAGATCTAACGCACATTCTTGGAGTGGTAAGAAAAATAGTATTTATAGCGCCAGCGCCTTTGCGGGCATATTGGGGGGATCCACAGGAAACGTAGCCTTACTAAGAACTAATAGGGTAGATGGGGATATAGATTCAGTGTATCAGCCCGCTAACCCAGGGCTTCCTACGGCCCCAGATCCAAGAAAAGAAATATTAGAAGATAATACCGCCGTGTCTGCCTTGTTAGCATCGACGGATGTTAGTTCTGTTATTCCTCCAAACGGGCAACTTACAAACTTTTTTCCTTCTGCGTTGGCGTTAGCTTATACTTCTGAGTCACCGTTAAGCTCTACGTTTAATACTCTTAAGACGGCATCAATAATAGGCTGTTTCCCAGAAGGAAGTAGTGTACCCTACCCTGTAGCTAGAGATAAGGTCATTTACTTTAATCAAACTGTCTCAGGAATAGAAGTTGAGGTAGAAGGTGGATACTTCAATGAAGTAAGCTCTATGGATGTATCAGGCTTTGTCAACGCCGTGTCTGGAACGGTGAGCACTAGTGGGCTTACAACGTCCTCGAATATTGATTTTTCTTCTAATGGAACTGTTGAGTATGCAGTAACATTGTCTAAGGATGATGCTTTGTTTGCCCATGCTTATGGAGGAATCTTTCACTTAGGTCTTTGGACCATAGACATGAAGCAATCTCTTCTGAACGGAAATACACCTCCTTTTAGGTTTAGTATACTAAATAATCCTAGAAAGTACCGATTGTTTTGCAGAAAAGGAGTGTCAAAAGATCTGACTCACATAGAAGACATTACTTCTTATCAAGACTTAACAATAAAGTGGAGGCTTCACTTCCTATGAAAAACTTTACAGAAGAACTGGGCATTACTGGGCACCTTACGATCATTAAGAAAATGAACACAGGTGAAGAGGAAATTCTCCTAGATGACTCTAATATTATTGTCTCTGGTATGGGAGTAGGTTTGTCTTACTTATTCGCAGCTTCGGGGTCGAACAACGTGCTTGACTATCAGATACAAAAATTTCAGGTAGGTGTTTCTGGTCCACCCGCTGGTGGGGTAACAAGCTCTATTAATGAGCTTTCCGGTGCTCTTACCTCGATAGATGAATACGGAACAGGTAGCAACTTAGCACTTTTTGAAGGCACTCAGATAGTAGGCAGCAATGAAGTTACAGGAAGAGTTTTTGCGGAGATACCTGCTAGTAAAATAACAAGAATAAACGAAAACTCGGTTCGGTATACTTTAGTTATTGATGAAGAAGCGGCTAACGGACTCCAACGGGACTCTTCAGATGCTTCAATAAACGAGATTGGGATGTTCATGAAGAACCCTACAGGGGCGGCAGACGACAAGCCTATTTTAGTCTGTTATAGAACATTTAGCGATATAATAAAAACTAACGATTTTAGTTTAATTTTCCGATGGACAATAAATTTCTGATATGGCATTCAACAAAGATGACGTTTATACAAGCAGCGGCAGCGTGGTGCTGTTTAATTCTTGGACACCTTATGTTTCCAAGTTTGATACCAGCACGTTCTACAACTGGGAGCAGGACAATGTTCCCCTTTATGATTTAGAAGAGCGCACATATGAACTTTGGGAGCAAGGAGGATTCGCTACCTCTGCGGGTGTCCCAGGTATAGCTTTAACTGTGTCTGCGGACACTCCTGAGCTTACCCTCCAACAAAACACAAACATATTTGTTGACGTTAGTTCTGCCATTGCGGCTATCCCAAAGGTGGTACGTTTTCCTGTCCTCATTGAAGTAGGAAACTTTGGAGATTTAGGTCCACTAGAGTTACACAACTTTAGAATAGAAGAAGAGGGATCCATTGAGATCATCAACAGAAACTTTGCTAGAACGTACAATGCTTCTTCCGACGTTAGAGCGGTAGCAACACCCTCGGTAGGAGAATACTTGCAAGCACCTACTCAAATTAGTTCCCTAGACCTGAGCAACAGTTTAAGGGATACTTCTTGTGTTCATATATCGACATCTGTTTTATCAGGAACAGGGGACCCTAGATTTAATCAGGTTAACTCGGTCTTTTTTCCTTCTCACTCATTACGATCCACCCCCTTAGCAGTTACCTTAGCGGATGGTAATTTTAGAACGGGAACAGTTAACGAATTCAGCCCAAACGTATTTGAGAATTTCACCACAGATCAAACAATACCTACAACTGATTTAAGTTCTCTAGATTCTAACATCCTAGCAAACCTAAAAAGACCTCAGGTTTCTGTTTCAGATGCTTTAGGAGGAAATGTTTACGGTAACTCTTGTTCCAAGATTACTGTCAAGAATTGCGATGGACCCATATACATAAGAAACTTTTTTGTTAACTCCGAGAATCTAGAAAAAACGGGCATAGAGGTAAATAATTCTAAAGTATTAATTGAGAACTGCGCGGCTGTTAGGGCTAAAGAAGCTGGATTTAAATTCGTTAATTCAGATGTTACGCTTTCTAGATCAGCGTTTTCGTATAGAAATTATACCTTAGGGGACCCTGCCACTACTAGAGAAGCTGATTTGGGGATTGGGTTTCACCTAATCAACAGTGAAGTTCTCGTTAGCTCTTTACCTCTTGATGTTGGGTCCACCAGTGTAGGCGATGTAGGGGCAGAGGGAAGAGACGCTACGGTTGTAGCTTCCAGAAACACAAAAGGATTTGTTTTAGAAAATTCAAAGCTTCGTGGTGGAGTAAAAAGAACATCCGGGTCAAACCCAGCAACGGGGGGTGTCGTTTGCTCAGAGCTAAACACCAGTGCGGGCATCGTTCTTAACAATTCCTATATTGAGTTAAAAGGATTGATTGACATTTATGCCAATGATGAGGGCATAGTCTCAGAAAATTCTTTTATTAAGTATGAAAATCTTACTGTTGACGGAAACCAGAAAAACGGATTAAAGAGTTTAACCTCTACAACAATATTTGATTCAGACACAATACTTGATGATACAAATAGAAAACAACTTGAGTTCTCTGGAAACTCTGTCCATGTTGATCTTCGTGGAGGGAGCACGTTTGGGTTTGAGTTGAAAACAAGTGTCCCGCAGGTGTATGGAAATTCTTTCTTTAGAAATGCCTTCGGGGGTTCTCCTGCTGTCTACGCCTCAGATAATTCAAACGTAGACCTAGTAAAACCTTTTATTGACGTTACCGATGTTGACAATGGCACTGTAAATGCACAACAGGTTTATTACGGTAGAGCGATCAAAGCAACTAACGGTTCTGTAGCCAGCTTAAATGGAGCAAGCACTGGAGCTACACTACTGTTAGGTCCAGCCGCGTACCCTACTCAGAGAGTTATGGCAGGAGCCTGTGCAGAAAATAACTCTACAATAAACTTTCATGGACCGACAGCGGTGGCTCAGTTTGGTGTAGATGTTTTAGCAAAAGATAATTCGGTTACCAATTTCGAGCCCAGAAGAATTAAAGGTTCCTATGCTCCAGATAGTTTATCTTTTGATCTAAGTGCCGCAGAAAATCATACAACAGTTGAACTTCATTCTACTCGCTCATGTATTGTTGCACAAAAAAATAGCACGATAAACATGCGAGACTTGGGAGCTTTCCCAGGAAACTGGGGATCGACACCTAGCGGGATTGCGATACTAGATAGGGTAAGCTATTCGCTTCCTTTAAGTGGTGATGTATCAGGAGGGTCCATGCAGTTTTTCTCTAACCCTCAAGACGCTGCAAAGATAGCAGCAGAAACACTAAATTCTGTTGGTGCTTTAACAACGCCACTAATTCCTACTAAATCTGGAAGAACCAACACTTTACTTATTAATGATGGGGGGTATCAGAGTCCTAACTACACTACTCGACAGGGAATCTCTTTTGGTGGTGTCTGCTTGAGAGCAGTCGAAGATAGTTTAGTTAATGTTCAAAATGTACACTTCCCTGTTCCTGTAAACGGAAGTCCGGCAGACGGGCTTTACTACGATACCAGCGGAGAGGAGTGTAATCAATTCAATATTTGGAATATTGCGGATAGCTCTAGGCTAAACGCCTCTTACGTTTCCCTAAGCGGTATGCACCCTATAGATTGTATACAGCATGGTCCAAGTGCAATATATACTTCATCTGTAGATTTAACTTCTACAGATGAAGTTGTAGCGCGAGGAGCACCGCCTAAAACACCTGATACAGGCTCGCTAAGTATTCTAGATGCTTTTGGGGCTGGAAGTGCTGTTTGGATTATTCCTTCAGGTGTGGATGTTAATTCAGAGTTCGACAGATTTTATCCTGTATCGGGGGATGTTAATTTCGAGACTGCTGAAGCATTATCCCAAGCAGGTATAAATTACAGCGGGACCGCCGCGTATACCTTTGGGGTTAGCGGGGCCTTTAACAACAGAGGCTTCTTTAGATTATATTGGTCTCCAAAAGCTAGTGCTCGATTATTACAAAGTGATCTAAGTGGCGGAAGATATGGAGCTTTCCCCCACACAGGAGACTTCTCAGGAGTGCTTGGACCAGCATATCAGATCTTTTCTCAAGGGTACAACTGTTCTGCTCCATTGTCCGCGATAGTTCCTGATGGATATGCAAACGCAAGTTCCATAGCCCCCGACTTACTTAAACTTAGCCTTGATAGTAATGGTGATGGAGTTAACGATAGTCTTTGGACTTCTGGCTTTTATTACTGCTCTGAGATGCTGGAAGAGAATCCAACACAATGTATTTTGGAAGAATCAGCAGCAGATATGTTTGCAAATGCCAGAAACGCCAGCGTGGGATTAGGGGGAAGGCCCAGAAAAACTACAATTTACAGTGATAGCACGGATAGAGACGGGGAGTCCTATCCTGGCGATCAAATAGGAGGCTTTAAATCATCCTCTATCTTTGACCTTTCGAGGGATAACTAATGGCAGAGCAAATTTACGAAGAGAGTGTTTACAGTTTCACTGACCCTGTAAGATTATTTAAAGCAAATGATCCTTACTATTTTGAGGTTGACAATATTCCTCTTAAGCAATTACAAGAGAACTGTCTTTGGTTAAAAGATCAGATCAGAAGAGATGTTCTAAAGATTAGCAATGTTAAAAGAGTAGACATTGAAGAACTAAGACCTTACGCTGGAGGTGGAGATAGAATTGTTAGAGTAAAGCCGGGCAGGTTTACAGCTAGAATTAATGATGCTGCTACAAAAACACCTTTGGCTTACCTCAGAAAAATTTTGGGTTTGGAGATTGGTGAGGTTGATGTTTATGAAGCTGCTCTTCCAAACCCAGGGACGTTTAGTTCAGAAACAGAAAGTGCTGCCAATGCCCTTCTAGTAGATGCCTTGGACACATTTAAATCTAGACTAGCAGAAGACTCCTTAGCATTAAATGGTTTGGGTGAGAGGTCATTTACTTGGCCTATGATTACACCTGACCGACCAATAGATCAAAACGGAGTAACCGTGTCCACCCAAGCGGACTCTGGGGCTTTAGGCTACGAGAGTCCTGGTGGTGGTCAAGCAGCAGAGCTTGTGCCAATGATTATTACTGAGGCTTTGGTTTGGGCGAAAGCTAGGAACGCCGTATCAGATAGAATTACTCTAACGACTTACGATTACAACAACCCGTTCAACGGGTTTGCTACCCTGCCTAAGACCGATTCATTCTTCATTAGAGCTTGGAGAGGCGTAGCTAGAACTGCAATCGTAGACGTTCCTGAGGAATTAACAATTGAAGTCCCTAACTTCGATGATGACGATTTTAATTACATCGACGAGAACGGAGACGAAGCCAGAGTTGATAATGTTTATAACAGGATCGACATGGTTTTCATTTACAGTAAGCCTATTGACGCTAGTTCTACCACTGTGCTTAAGGGTTCGGGTAAGGAGGTGATCACAGCCCCAACTCTAGGCATTGTAAGGGGTGCAGGAATCAAGGCCAACCTTGAAGGCACCACAAATTACAGGGAAGAGTATCTTCAAAGTACAGGCGATGATCACAAGATCATGGCTTCTCCAGGAGATACTGAGAATGAGAACATTGGGTTTACTGCTGCCTCAGCTAATGACATAGCTTTTGATGTCAGAGGTAGCTTCCCTGCTCCTGATGACCTTCTAAATATTGCTCCACTGCTCTCTGAGCAATTAGAGGCTAACGCCTTTGAGTTAGTAGGACAATCCATTCTCCCCGTAGCGTATGTGTGGGTCACCAGGGGCTCTTCTGTAGTTTCTACAACTGATGTTATTGATATTCGACCTTTGTTTAGAACTGCGGAACTAAGCTACAATGAGCGAGCGGGTATTGCCGCTGCTCTACCTCAACTATCCTTAGCTAATCCTGCCGTGGGTAAAGCTCAAATGGATTATGAGTTAAAGCGTCAGTACGATTCTATTAATGCTAGACTTCAAAACTTAGAAGTAGAATCGGAAGCAGGTCCCCCACAAGGAATGAGAACAATTGCCGCTGGGTATGTTTTCGGTGGATGGAACTTTGGCCCTGAGGGTGCCATGTATGATTTTTACAGAAAAGTATTCTCTCAGGATTTAAATCCAGACAACGATTCAGAAGCTGCTATTAAGGATTATATAAAACAAAAGTACGGATTGTCTAGAACAGGGTTCGAAGTTCCTGCTTATCCCGATTGGGATTTAGCAGAGTGGGCGCTGCTAAATACAGACTTAACTGAAGTAGGTAGATTTCCTAACGACTATATAAACACTTTCTTTTCTCAATACGGAAACTTGGATAATACTAGTGTGGCAGATGGCAGCATTGTCGCAGGAGCGGCAAAAGAATTTGTTGGACCGGATGGATTAAACTCCTCAGAAGAACCCCCCGCCAGACAAATTCAATTCAATAACGCCACAATGGCTTCACAAAGTTCAGATAGTAACTCCGGCTCGGCAGCAAATCGGCTCAACGGACAAAGAGTTCACTTTAGCTTTATTAAAAAACGAATAGAGTTTGATAGAGAAGCATATCCGGGTATGATTGATTATACTATAGACATAGACTTTGTTAACAGTATTCCTCAAATTTCAGGTGCCCGTGGAGATGATGGGGGCCTTGGGTTTGGCGGCAGCCAAGGAACTAATTATAATAACCTAGCTCCTAATGCAACAGAAGAAGCAAGGTACATTGGAAACTGGGTAGAAAAAGGAGAGGATTATTTCATAATTTATGTGGCGTTTGCAACGCACGATATAGCGACTGGAGGAGGCAGCACCTTTTTTGGAAGCAACTATGGACCCCTTGTACCTGCACCTCATACAATTTCTACGGGTAGTCAGTCAGTTAGCCTTAGTGAAAGAGGTGGAGAAAGGTTTAGTTCTTTCGTAGTTCCTGTGGAGGATATTCTAAGATCTAACCCCAACCCGCAGTCCTCAATATTTGGTTCGACTTCGAGAAGGTTTAGCGGTTACTTAGGAAACCCTAGATTGGGTAAGTGTACTTATCCTACCATTACATGGTCTATGAAGTCGGTCTCGCAGGAAGATGCTAACTTCTTCTACGGGAACCTAAACTCCAACAATGTAATTACTCTTAATCAAAGCTAAGGATGTCTGAGACTACGTTCGGTTGCGGAGACTTCCTACCAGGAAGAGGCCCATTTAACTTCCCTGATTTTATTGAGGGCGGTAATGTTAATGACCCTGATCCGCCCGATCCTGATCCTCCTGGAACTAAGACTGAAGCTGACCCAACTGATCCTCCTGTTGTTGTAGACCCAGGTGGGGGTGGTCCTGCCGCCCTTCCTGGAGGACCCACAACTATTCCTCCAGGGGGTGGAGGTGGAGGAGGTGGTCCAGGAACCCCTATAACGCCCGCTCCTGGCCCGGCAGGTCCTGTACGCCCAGGAGGTCCTACCTCTCCAGGCCCATCAATACCAGGGGCTCCAGCAGCACCCCCTAACCCGAAAGAATGCCGTTGTGTCATTAACGAGAATAGGATTAGTGTTAATTATAACGTAAGATTTGATGGTACTAGGGTATGGAATATTACGTTTAATCAAAAATGCGTAAGACAGCCCATAGGAACACCTAACACTACGCAAACAGTCATAGATGATTTTATTGCCACCCTTCCACTTGGAGGCGAATTATCTATAGAAGGTACAGGTTTCGGCTATGAGAACTGTAATACAGGAACTACTACAGCCCCTAGATGTAACGGAGAATGTCCAGCTATTAGTGCTAGATATACTATTCCGGCAATCCCCGATCCCCCGGCCCCAGGCCCCCCTGCAATTAACCCCGGCGAAGAGCCGCCGGGTCCTCGACCAATAAGTCCTCAGCCTAAGCCCACAGGAGGTGGCGGCGGTCCCTTTACGCCTATAGGTGGTGGACCATCTGCTCCAGCCCCAAGTAATCCTGGAGGGGGTGGTGGAGGAGGAGGTGTGGTTAGCGCAGGTCCTCAAAGCCCCGGCCCAGGCCCTGTGCGACCCGGTATTACTAATGCTGGACCACAGGACCCCATAGAACCTATATCTCCTGGAGGTGGAGGCAATGGGTATACTCCCTTAGACGATTTACCTTCCGCTCCTCCTCCTAGCGTTCCTGGCGGTGGTGGAGGTGGCGGTGGTAGTGGCCCAAGCAGTGCTGGCCCCCAAGGACCCGCTGCGCCCGCAGTTCCGGCTGATCCCGGCGGCAACACTGGGGGAGGTGGCGGTGGAGAGCCTATAGGCAATCTCCCTGAAAAAGATCCTACAGGTGGCTTTAATTTTGTTGGAGGAGGTGTTGTAGGTAGAAGCACAAGAGATACCCTTGATAATGCAATAAATTCTTTGGAATCAGTTAGCTCAATAAACTTAAGTGATCCAAAGATATCTAAAGAAATACTGGCTCGACGACCCTCTGGTTTTGAGGATGAAGAAATTTTCTTTGACGATACTCCTGAAAAATCAGTATTTGTTGAAAACACAAGTAAGGTTACTGACATCTTCGCCAGGGTCATAGACAATAATATTCTTTACCTTTTACAAAACCAGTCTAACTTTGGTGACTGGGAAAGTAAGAGAGCTGGAGGAGTTACTCCTGATACTGTTTACAGAAGCCTTAACGAAGAGACAAAAGAAATACTATCCACTATACTAAATTATGATCGTTCTCCTATAAATAAGACTCAAATATATAACATGATAGGAACCAGAATTCTTGATGGAACTATAGCTAAAATTACTAAAGGGAGCTTGCGTGTATTAGCGGAAGGCAGCAAGAAGGAAACACCTTTAGAAATTACTAGAAGTAAATCAGATATTGTAAATGAGACTATAGCGTTGGCACTTGTTGAGAGAGGTTTTTATCCTCTAGAGCCAAATAAGTCTCTAGGCAAAGCAGCAGAGACGTTAAAAAATCAAAAAATTCTTTCTAGCGACATTGACAGATTTATCTCTGTTACATTGGGGGGAGAAGAGCAAAGATATTATGTTAATGATGACGATACTTTTATTGGCAGAAGCACCTTATCGCTACAGGACGGGGAATATTTTGACGTTACCATAGGTGGAGAAACAACCAGACTTTACGCTCAGTCAGAAAAAGATCATGCGTATTTTGTACCAGAAAAAACAAGGCAAATTGCTATAAAAATTTTAGGGGGAGATCCAGGCAGAACCCTCTCTGTTAGTGGAGATCCGTCAGGTATTGAATTAGACTACTCTCTCAACACACCAAGGGAAAATATTTACTTCCTTAGTTGTGTGTTAAGTTCAATAACCACGAGCCCAGACCTGTCAAACAACAGACATTTAAAGCAGTCTAGGGCACAATATGATTTAGTCAGTCTTAGGAATATAAATGAGATAAATGAATATATTAAGTATAAAAATAATCATCAAACTTTTATTTTGGACGATGAAGATTTGATTTTAGATTATGTCGAGAGGGACGGTAAGTTATTTTTAAATCAAACGGATATCATTGTGGACTCCCCAAAAGAAAACAAAACTCTGCCCCTACTGACACGGCAGATCCCCTGGTATATTCTGCTTTATCCAACTAATAAGACGGAAAATAACCCCTTTAATGGTAAATCCCAAATAACAAACATAACTCCGTCATCCACGTCAACTTCGGGAAGTATAACTAGACAATTAAAAACAAAAACTAGTATTGTTCCTGCTTTTAGAAACTCATTCAACCAGTTTATTAGTACAGAATTAGTTGGAAGAGGAGCTAAAGATGTTTTAGAACAGCCTACGAACCAAGCTAGAATAAACAAGTTAAACCTAACTAATAAAATTATTAACTCTGGTTACGTTAATTCTAATAAGGAAGAGGTAGCGGCAGCAGACTACTCACCCAATAGAAGTAAAACTGGGTACAGATTATTATCAGAAATTATAAAGGAACTAGATACTAATTATCTTTTAGGGCTTAATGGTATAGGTAAATCAGTCACTGAGTTTGATGTGCTATCTAGGCTTAAGTTTAGAGAATTTAATATTCTGTCTAGATTAGAAAGTTTTAATAATATTAAAAACGCTATATTTAATGGAAGCATCAACAAAGTTAAAGTTATCCCAGGCACAAAGTTTGCCGACTCTAAACTAGCTATCAGAAAGACACAATTAGTTCGTAGAAAGTCTTCGGCTCCTGCTGAAGATCAGTTTCCAGAAATCAAGTCAACTAATTTTAATAGATCTATTAGTCCACCCACTGTTGACAGCCCACCTGATTTTGCTCCATTCGAACCTCCCACGCCGCCCACAGCACTACCGTAACATTTTTTAAAACAAAAAACTTTTGTTTGGTTTGGCTCACTAAATAACCTAGAGATGAAAATCTTAACCTTTTTATAGGATATAATTATGGATCACATTAAATTAACTGACGAACTACGTCAACAGCTTATGGAAGCTGCCGTTTGGAAGAACGACGAGATTAGCTCTCGCCTTGACGAGTCCTCTGCCGTAGAGGAAGTTGAGGAGGCTGCTGATGGAACTCAAGAGGTAGTACACCCTTCTGGCAAAAAAACTACAGTAACACATCAGCAGGCTGCGAACCGAGCTAAATACGCCAAGCTCGCCAAGGGTCAAATGCCAAAGAAACCAAGAGAAGTGGAGGACGACACCGAGTACGAAGATGGTGATTACGCTGAGGAGCTTGAAGAAGCCGCTCACGTTTGCCCCCTTTGCGTCTCTCAGCTTGACGAGTCTATCGACGAGGAGCGCATCCTTGA